GACATGACATCAACGCCCGTTCATTGTTGTCATACCGGCCTTCGGGTGATACCCACTTTGGGATAGCGGCAACTTCCAACATTACTACGGTGGCTTCGTTCGACCGCATTTCTAAGTTGGATCAGAACGCCGACTATGACGACTATACGGGCGCTATCAGCGAAATCAACTCGTTCTACCATACCGGCTGGTTTGTGGGCAACAGGCCGACTTTTCCGAAACGGTGGGGGAAGACCCGTACCGTGCTGTTGGCCGATAACAATGTTGATGTTATCATGTACGTCTATAAAGACTATGACCCAAGTTATGCCCACGTTGGCTACTCTAAAAGCATTACCGGGTTGGGTTCCCTTTCCCTGTGGGGTACAGCCAAATGGGATGATGACGATGAGACTTCCGACTATTACGCGGCGTGGCAATCCGAGGGCACTTCTGACCGGTATTTGTTCGCCCGCTGGCCCACAATTGGGACAGCGCAGGCTATTAGTTTGAGATTCAGTGTTTCACCCACCGCACCCAAACGGGGCAAGTGGGGCGTAACATCGGTTGTCTCCATGTACAGGACGCGGAGGTTGAAATAGTGGCAGCCCTAGCGGTTACCAACTCGTTTGTGGCAGGAACAA